TAGTATCGTAGACTTCTTTTGTTTTTATACTCTGCTATGACTTCAAAAGTAAAATATTCTTTACCTATCTTTTCTATATCTGCATTTAAATATTTAGATGATCCTGTATATATCTCCCATTTAGAAGGTGTTTTCTTTTTACCCATAAAATATTGTTTACAACCTACATATGCTTTACCTAATTCTATATTAGTTATAACATAAACAAACCCAAACTTATCTAGGTTAGGTACAAAAGGTTTATCCTCTTGCCAGACAGTCCAATGCATTAGAAATCTTCCTTAACTCTAGGTTCTTTCTCTATGTGAGTATAAAATTCAGCACCACTGGCATAGATAAACTTACGTAAACCTGTTCCATCATTACTATCTTTCCAACATTCTCTTTTAAAATCACAGAACTTACAACCAATGGACAACTTCTTATTACCATTACGTTCTACTGTTTCTGAATAACATTTTTCTGGAGGATCATCCTTTTTAAGTAATGTTTTTAATTTCTTTATTCTTTTCTGAGGATCAGCCTTAGTTAAATCTGTTTTAAGTAATGTCATAAAACCATTACTCTTATCAACAGCAAGAAAATATCCTGTATCTTTTTCTAATGCATGACCATAAGAAGAAAGTTGATAGATATATCCAAAGGGATCATCATTTTCTAATGAACCATCACAAAATTTTCTGAAAGAATAAGGAGATGCTGACTTCACATCTACTAATTCTCCATCTATCATAGCATCAATATGTCCTTTAACATTTGATACCTTCACTTCTTCTTGACACTTCTCTACCTTATGTCCTGCTTCTCTCGCTAGGAATAACGTAACTTCCTCTATTAAATGACCTAATAAAAACTTGATTTTAGTTGCAGAGGTAAGAGGTTCTTTATCATATCCTTTATAATCATACCAAAGTTGTCTATCCTTACGTCCAATACTGGATAAACGCATCTTACCACTGTTATCTTTTTCTTCAGCTAAAACTTTTAGAACTGATTCTTTAACTCCATCTAATAATAAAGAAAGATTAGTTTCTGTTGGAGTTTTAACTGTATCAAGTCTATATTTAATGTCCTCTAACAGAGAACTAATCTTCCTTTCACTCATTAGAAGGGAGCTTTTTCCTCTGAGCTTGCACCATTATTCATAGTGCTTTCAGCAACGTAGCCCTCAACCTCATCAAAGTCATCCGATCTTTCGTATGGCACGAGGTCAACAACTTGAACAGCATCTAGATAGAATTTATTCTTACCTTTCATAGTAGGTACATTCTTAACTTCTCCGACTCTGAAAGAAACTCTAACCTCAGAACCATTTCCAATCGTAGTTCCAGCGATGTTGTTCCTCTTAGCATCAACAAGTCTTGGTTTAGGGAGAGGTTCACCATTCCTGTTGAATGCATCTTTCTTGAACGTGAAGAAATCTCCACGATCATCATCTCTATTCTTAATAGTAGCAGAAGGGTGTAGAGAATTAATTAACTCTTTACTCTTCTTATCTATCGTAACATCAATAGTCCACTCCGTATCAGTAGAAGCAGTGGTCTTATACTTCTGAGCAGGTCTATCAAGTTTTGCCCAGTAGGCTTTACCATTAATTATTGGCATATCCTAGTCCTTTCTATAGTTAGTTGTTAATATTATGACGTTATTATATCGTCTTTCTATCACGTTGTCAACTCTTTTATTCTTATTCGAGCATCTCTCAACATAATTTCTACATCTCGTACATTATTTCTGAGGATATCATTAGTTGTTTCTAACTCTTGTATCCTTTTGCTTAATGTATCTCTTTCTTTTATAAAGTCTGCTACATGTTTGGGTAATACATATTCCATTAGTGTGTCTCCGACCAGTTAGTTCCTATTTTATATTCCCCTGTAAGAGGACACTTCATCTTGAAGTGATCTCCTGCTTTCGTGATAGCAGTAACACCAAACTTTCCTACAACATCTCCATCATTCTCATCACACTCTACCTGCCATTCATCATGAATGTTAGCAACGATCTTCACATCTTCAGATAACCAACTGTTAAATAATACCAAAGCTTTCTTCATAACGATTGCACCCCCACCTTGTAACTTAGTATTTAATGCTGAATGAGAAGAACGAATTAATAATTTACGATTATCTAATCCTCTTACCCATCCTTGTCCTGCCTCATTCAATACTCTCTCACGTAAAGCTCCAAGTGCAGGTGTCTTATTAAGAAAATTCTCAATCAATTTCTTACCATCTTTGCTACCACGTCCTATAATTGAGCCAATCTTCTTTGCACCTGCACCATAGAGCAAGGCATAGATAAAGGTTTTAGCTTGATCCCTTGTCTGCAGCCCTGCATTTTTTTGATTAACAGAATGAATATCACCTTCAAGTAATTCTTTTATATAGTCTTCATCATTCATATAGTGAGCAAGCATTCGTAATTCCAATCCACTTGCATCTATACCTACCAATACTCTACCTTCTGGTACAGTCCAACACGTTCTACATTCAGAACCATAAGGAGAATAAGACGCAGGTACTTGAGCCATGTTAGGTTTGGCATGAGCCATACGTCCTGTGATAGTACGTAATGTCAACACTTGACCATGTACTCTATCATCATAAGAATGATCCAATGCTTCTAGCCATGAATTTAATTGAGCAATTCTTTTTTGTAACATTAAATATTCAGAAATAAGTTTTGCTTCTGGCATATCTATTGTACGTAATACTTTTTCATCTACTATAATACTTCCTTTATCAGTAGTATGTTTAGGTTTCCACCCCTTCTCTTGCAATCTCTCAGCTATTTGCTTACGTGATCCTACATTAAACTCTTCCATCTCTACTTTTAATTTAGTTTTTAATTGTGTTTCTATTCGCTTTGGTGGAAAAGTTTTTTGTAATTCAGTTCTTATTTCTATTAATCGTTTATCTAATTTGGAAACTAAATCCATAGTATAAAGTTGGTTAAGATAAAATCCATGTTGCTCTTGTTCAGTTGTTATCTTTTTTACATCATGTTCAAGTTGTATACACTCTAAAGAAAATCCTCTTAACTCTTCACGTAAATGTACGTATACTTTTTGTGTGAGAGCTACATCTATTTTACAATAGTCCAACATCTCTTGACTATAATTATTCCAATCAGCATGATTACCTTTAGGAGATTTTAATACCCATCCCCATGCACCTAATGAATGTCCATGTTCACGTATAGGATTAGCAATCTGACTTAAGAGCATGGTATCAAACAGTTTTTTATGAGGTAAATGAGCACCCCATAATCGTCTTAATATAGGAGCATCAAATGAAATAATATTATGTCCAATAATCTTATCATAATTCTTTTCATCCATATAAATATTAAACATATCAGCATCAGTGAAGACAGCAAATTCATTTGAGCCTACTTCCTGACAGACAACACACCAGATTGTATCTGGAGTTAACCCATTTGTTTCTATATCAAGTATAACTTGGCTCATAATTTTACCTCCTCAAAATCTTCTACCTCTTCCATGTCTGGAAATATTTCTGATAACCTTCCTGTCTCTCTGTCATAATGAAGATAAGAACTTGGACCTGTCAAGCCAGAAAATCTATTCTTTAATACACGTATCAAAGTTACGTTCCTTTTATATGGATCATCATCTTGTCCATCTCTTTCCAATCCTAGTACCATGTTAGAAAGTTGACCTATACCTGCTGTACCTCTGAGCTCACTAAGAGAAGTTTGTCCACCTTCCTCATGAGATTTACCTGTAGGTCTTTTACTATGACTGACCATGCCTAGCCATATATCTAACTCAATCGTTAAAGTTTTTAACTTGGTAGCAATCTCATCTAAAGCTTTTCTTTCATCACCTTGTTGTTGATCACTAACAAGTATAGAGATATGATCTAATAAGATATACTTACAGTCACATCCAAGAGCAAGATACCTAATAGTATTTACAATGGTATCAACATCATTAGAACCAAAGCTGTCAAAGAAAAAGTATCTGTTCTTTCCTAGTGTATCTCTATATGCATTATCCCATTCATCATTACTAATCTCTACTGTGGGAATATGAATAGGTTTGTTAGCAGAGATAGACATCACACCTCTGGCTGAATCATCAAGTGTATCTTCCAAGAAGATCATTCCAATATTATCTTCAGTTGTTTTTTGAATATGATAAGCAAGTTCACGTAACACTTGTGTCTTACCCATGCCCGAACCTGCTGTGATTGTCCACATCTCACCACATCTGATACCATAAGTTAAATCTTGTAAGGCATCCCAAGGTAGAGGAAGACATGCAGGTTTCTTTTTATTTTTTAATTGTTGATATAAAGAATTACCTGCTACGATACCTGCAGGTGTGTACTTCTCTGCAGAAAACCAAATGTTTTTAAATTCATGATCCTTTCCTTCTATGAGATAATCACATGCATCTTTAAATCCATTATCAAGTTTCATTATCTTTGCTTTGTTAGGAAACAATTCAGCTACCTGCTGACTAGCTTTCTGTCCTGCCTCATCATTATCAAAACAGATAGCAATCTCACTGAACGAATCAAGATAAGTATAGTTTTGTTTACAATTTTTGTAAGCAACTGATGCACTATGAACAGACACAGCAGGATACCTAGAACCTAATAGTTGATAACAGGCAAGAGCATCTAGCTCTCCTTCAGTAATAGTAATTCCTTTAGAAGAACTTTTAGGAAACAGTTGTTGTCCAAACAACGTGGCTGATTTACTAAAACCTTCCCACCCAAAATCTTTTCCTGCTCTACGTACCTTGTTAGCTACGTGCTTACCATCCACATCATAGTAAGGATAATAATGAGCAACATCTTTAGTGATACTCACATTATATTTCTTACAAGTTGTGGCTAATATTTTCCTATCCTCAATCGCTTGGTTACCATCTATACCAAAAGACAATTCAGAATTATTACTTTTATTTTCTACTACATTATCAAACATATTCGTTAGCTCCTCTGCTTTAAAATATTTTTCACATCCACCTCTGAAACAGTAGCCATGTCCATCTTCATAGACAGTGAAAGCATTTGAAGAAGTTCCACAAGGACAAGGTAAATGTATTTTAATTTCTTTATCAATCATTAAAGTTCCTAAAAGATATTATAAATTATTATTATTAATTATTATCTTTAAAAGATATTATAAAGATCTTTAAAAGATATGTCAAGAAGATTTTAATTAAATGCTCCAATTAACATACAGATTATTAATAAACCTAGCCAAAACATAGGGTGCATTAAATAATTCATTCTTCATTTCCTTTCTTTTTATGTTTCTTTTTTCGAGAATAGGATACCTTACTCCTCACCACACGTTGATGATAAAGAGGATCACGTAAGAGTTTTGCTAAAAAATTTCTCTGCTTTATAGTTTTCCTATCCATAATGTTAGTATCCCACCGATTAAAATAGTAGATGCTACCACATTAATTACAATGATGGCTCTATCGTGCCATAGTAATCCCACATAAGTCCATCCAATGCTACCTAATAAAGTAACATATAAATCCAGAGGTTGTATCATAGCACTACGAAGTAGTAAGCCCATGATAAGAACTATAGAAGCAATCCATTTAACATACCAAGAGAAATCACCTATCGGTGTTACCTTATCCACACTAATCTTTTACCTTCCATGCTCTTGAATCATCAGACCATACATGATCTGCCCAATGACAAGGGTAGTACTCACCATCTCTATCTTTATTATCACTTGTTGTAGGTGCAATACCATATAACTCTTTCATATCATCTAGTAAATCTTCAAGTTTATGTAAGTCATAGGCACTAACATATTTAATATTGAAATCATTAAACACATCTTTACCTGCATTAAATAAATCTAGTAAGTGTTTCTTCTGTTCTTCATTTAGTTCCATTATTTTTCTCCTATAATAATATTAGTAGTAATGTAAGTAAAATCATTTCTATACTCTTTCTTTATATGACACACATTATATCAGAAATAAAATTAATGTCAATAATTATTATTTTCTTCTTCAATTAATAGGGAGAGAAGAAACATAAATACTCCTATGCCTACCACTCCCAAACAAATAGTCTGGGTTAGTTCTCCACGAGGAATTAAAACAAAGCCTAACATCCCATGTAAAGCTATAGCCCATCCACCATAGTGGAAAAATTTATATAACATTGTTACCACCTTTCTTACCAAATCGGTAATTATTTTGTATGCTTAATGTTCTTTAGGATGTGAGCAATAACATCTATTGTCCACCCATTACCAAGCATTTTATATCGTTGTGAGTTACTGACACCTTCAGTATAATTATCTTTTACAGTTTGTAGTCGTTCACATTCAAGAGGTGTGAGCTTTCGCCATGAATGTTGATGCTCTCCATAGGCATCAGGATACCTACCTTTAGGTAATGGTGATACCACAGTATCTTTTGTAATAGTAGATAAACTTCTAGACTTTTGTTTACCATTTACTTCAAGGCATTGTACTACAGGTAACTCTAGTTGCTCATCTTTTCTTATATTATTCTTATCAATTCTTCTACCTGTTATTGCACCTGCACTACAATATACTTTAGGTTCTCTATGACCACCTTGCATGGTGGTTAGTGATGGTGCTTTACCTTCTTTAGAGTAAACTCTTTTAATAATATCATAACCTTTTATATCAGCTTCACCTACCTGTAGACAATCAAATACTAATTGTCGTCTAGACTTTTCAAAGTACATCTTTAAACTTCCACCTTTAAAGTAATTAGCATCTAGACAATAAGACTTCTCTCTATCTACACACCCACATTCAAGTACATCTTTTAATTGTATACCTTTATCTACAGGTTGTGTTACATTAGGAATGTTAGTCCAATACAATCTCTTCCTATTCTGTGCTGATACTAAAGAGCTATTGATTTGTATTGGCTCAACACCTAGATACTTTGATATAATATCTACATACTCTTGTTTCATCTTTACATTTTCTAATAAGAAATACTTTGGTTTTAATAATTCTTTTATCTTTATATATTCAAAAAATAATTTCCCTCTTGGATCATCAAAAGCTAATCCATTTCCTGCATAAGAAAAGGATTGGCATGGGCTACCACCTATTAGTAAGTCTACCTTAGGAAACTTATGTTCTCTCCAGAATTTACTAACTTGTGTTACATCTCCAAGATGTTTCGTGTTAGGATAATTCTTTTCAGCTATCTGAATAGCATACTTATCTATCTCACTAGCAAAATAATTATCCACCTTAATACCTGCTCTCTCTAATGCTTGTTGACCACAAGACATTCCATCAAATAAAGATAGTACATTCATTTTCCTTGTCCTCTATATTTTTTCCATGACCTTCTCTTATGTTTATTCTTTGGTTGACTTCTCGAAGAATAACCAATGGAAGTTCTTTTCTTTACAGTATCATTATTATATACATATGTTCTTATCATGCTACTATCTCTTTTATTTTTCTAATTTTATACGCATTCTCATAATTTGTCGTGTGAATTTTATAGTATTCTTCTGTTATTACATAGTCATCAATGTAAACTCTGATACATTTACTCTTGTTCATAGGTTGTCCATCAGAATATAAATGCCATTGATGTTTCTCACTATCAATAAGGTATTGTCCTCTTGCTCTTAATTTATATCTACTTTTATTGAGATACTTTCTTAATTGTTTAAGAAACTTTTGTCCTTCTTCATCATTAGGTATCTCACTAAACATATAGAAATGTCCTTTATCTTGTGCCATTATCTAACTCCTCTTCTATTGAATTAATTAATACTCTCACTCGTGATAACATTCTTTTTATATTATCAACATCATAGTGTTTACTTTTATTTAATGCTCTAGCAACATGATTAATATCCATATCAAGTATACTAACTTCTTCTCCTTTTGATTGAGAGAAGTATGTTAAGTTCTCATCTATATAAATATGAGATACTTTTTTAAATGGTGTAGTAGGTACTAAACCAACTGACGCATCTGCTATCTCTATTAATTTTCTAATCTTCATTGAACATCTCCTGTTGTTTATCATCATGAGTAACTACCTCACATCTACATTTAAAATTTTGTAATGCTATCTTTTTCATGTTTAGTTTTTCTTTCTTAATAAGTTCAATAAACTTATCTAATACTTGTTCTTGTGTTTTTTTAGGTAAGTCTTTTAATGGGTTAAATTCTAATATCATTTGTTATATCCTTTATAATAATTTTCTATGTCATCAAATAATTTAACTGCCTCATCATCATCTCTTAACCAATCAGCTAGAGATGTTGCTTGTTTTATTTTATATTCTCTAGTGAATTGATGTTGCTCTTGGTTAGTAACCTCATCAAACTCTTTATCTATTAGGTCATTAGACATTTTCTTTTCCTCTCTTTATTATAGCTACATCTCCTACGAGATGTGCTTGGTGATTAATACCTATGTCATTGTAATATGTTTGTAATAATTTAGTAGCAAATATATTCAATGGTTTCTGTTTTAATAATCCTTCTTCATCTACCCACATTTCAAAACTTTTACCAAGAGATACAATCTCTATTATGTCTGTGTTTATATGTGGATAAATCTCTTTAAATGTAGGTGTACCTTTAGTTTCTACCTCATACTCCTTGCCATTTGCTTTTCGTATTTGTGTTATCATTGCTTGTCCTCTCACATAACAGTTAATAAATATAGATAAAGCATAAAAAGAAATGCTATTATCCATGTAGATAAGGCAACCTTCAGTAAAAATTTAATCATCTTTCTCCTTTTCTACAGCAAAGTCTACTGTATATATCCATGTTGCACTATCTTCTTCTACCTTTTCTAT